TAATAGGGGCTGTAAAATTCTTACTCAAGAATATTGGTAGTTTGTTCTTTTCCAATGGCGGAGTTACACAAGGCGGTTTGTCGGTAGTCGGTGAAAAAGGGCCGGAATTAGTTACCTTACCAAAAGGCTCTAGGGTTCATAGTAACAAAGATAGTGCCGCTATGGTTGGAAAGACTAGTAATGTGGTGAATAATGTCAATGTTACAATTAATGCTAAAGATACCTCCGATGCGGAACTTAGAAGAATAGCAGACCAAGTTGGTAATATGATAACAAATAAGATTAACAGAAGTGTATCTTCTAGCGGAATGGTGAGGTGATAAAATGGCTCAAGGTGTTTTCTTAAAATTACAATCGCACAGTTCTACGAATGGTTTTGAAACAAATATAATAGAATTGTTGGCTAATTCTGTTAGTATTTCTGTCAGTAAGACTATACCCGCCTTCCCTGTTCCTCTTTCCGGTGTATTTACCGGAGAGTCTATAACTGCGGCTTTAGATTTAGGTATGGCTCAAAAAACAATATCTGTTCAAGGAGTCATACTAGACCAAAGAATTAAAAAAACATTTGACGGAACACTAAAAGATAGATTTTTTACAGCACATGAAGTTGCACAAATGATAGCATCGGGGGTAGACTCAACAGGGTTTGCCGAGAATCAGGCCTTTAATGAATTAGTTATACTAATTCCATCTTTTGTAGATTCAAACTATAATCAAAGAACAGGAGTAAATAGTGGAACTACAATAAATGCGACAAGTGATAGAGATGAAGGCACTTTCGTTCCTTTTAATTTTGCCTCAAGAGGAGATGATAATGAGTTAGATAATACTAATGTTCCGAATAAAATATCTTCTTTTCCCGATTCTGCTACAGACACAGGATTAACAGGTTTCGTTAGAAGTTTCTCTTGTGATATTAGTGCAGAAACTTTTGAATTGACTTTTAGTTTAGAATTTGAAACAGCAGTTATAGTTCCATAGGTGATAATATGTATGATGTGCTTATTGGAAAACAGCGAGGATTAATCTTCCCTGTCATGTGTAATGGTCATGTTAGAATAGATTATAGTGACAATGTTCCTAGCACTTCGGATAATCAAGCATACGGCATATTTTCTCATACAGGTAGTTTTACATTTGAGGCTATTTTAACGCCTTATGACATAAATGGGTTCGGGCAATATTCAGCAACAGCAAGACCCACGACAACTAGCACCCAAAAGGTCATGCCTACTGTAATTTTTAGTAATGCTTCTAGTGCAGACTTTCAAAGTAATGAGTATATGCCAATCGCTAATAGATTAGTGCATGAAATGAATATTTTTTCTAGCACTAATTTTACAATTTCTTTAGTTAATTCTACATTACATAATGAAAATCAACCATCGGAATATAAAATAAAAGTGGATTTAGAAATAGGAGGAACTGTTCACAGTATATCAACTGATGATACAGTTATTAATGCTACAACCGGAGTCGGTTGGTTTTATACTGCTGATACTTTAGAAGGGTTTGATAGTGCAGGAAGAATAACTCATGTTATTGGAGGAGTAACAGACGGAACAAACAGCACAACGACAGTTCCGGTAGCCTCAACTGCTAAATTTCATGTGGGGCAAGAGGTATTCTTAAGAGATGGATTTGATTTTACATCTTTAGGAACTATTGCATCTATCAACTCCGGTGTTAGTATTGTATTAAATACAGCCCCAAGTAGTAGTATAAGTAGTAGCACTAATATTTTCATTCCTGCGTTAAAGGATGCAAGTTACATCAACAATCAGTTTCATATAGCGTGTGTTTACGATAACAATACAAAAGAAGTTCAATTATTTTTGAATGGTATTGTTCAGAAAAAACAAACTATTTCTACAACCGGCAGTTTTTCTATGGCTCAAGAAGATTATTTTATAGGTGCTTCTAGCAACAATGGAACAGGCACAGAAAGTGCCATTGCTAATAAACAGTTTATGGGCGAACTACACGAAATGTCTATGGTTAATACCACTAAGAAACAATTTTTTGTAAACAACTTATTACCCAATTTAGATAATACATTATTTTATTTTAGATTTGAGGAGGTAGACGAATGACAGAAGTTTCTACTTTAGTTGCTTTAAGTAGGCCGACAACTACAGTAACTAAATCTACAACAACTGCTACATCGGGTAGTGAAACTTTACCTTTGAGCAATACTGATAACATTGTTATCGGCATGAAAGTTAGCGGAACTAACTTGGCCGAGAACAGCATAGTAACGGCAATTTCTAGTGGCGTAAATATAACCATGAGCAAAGAGGCCACCGCATCGGGAGCAACGGGAACTGTTACATTTACTAAAACAGCATTCGATACTCCTACTAATCCACAACTTTGTGTTAGCACTACTTCTACTTCTGTAGATACTTTTGGAGTTGTGGTAGCAGAAGAAAGTTCGGGAACTGTTACTCTAACTTCTGTCGGTAGAAGCACTTTGGCTAATTGTAATGCTACTCAAAATAGCAATGTAGTTACTCTATCAAGTGGCAATACTAACTCTTTATATGTTGGTCAAAGTGTCAATGGAACAGGATTTACTGGAACACAGGCAAGAATAGAAAAAATAATTTCTTCTACTGAATTTGCATTAACAGAAAAAGCAAGTGCTAACGCTACAAATGCAACATATGTTTTAGGATTAGAGCATAGAAACTTAACGGTTACAGAAGGAATTAGAATAAAGTGTTTTGATGATATAACTCAAACAGGAGTAAGACTAAACAGTATTGATTTGACGACTACTCATTTATTTGTAATGATTCATTCAGATGATGAAAATAAACACCATTTTGCTAAAGTGTCGGAAATATTTACTGATGATATTAGCGGAGACTCGTTTGAGTTTAGGCCAAAATTAGGAAATGAGATAGCGAAGAATGTTAAGTTCAAACTATTTTCAACTCCTATTTCTAATAGCATTACAGAAGTAGCAGTAGGTCTAGGAATAAAAAGCACATTGTCCCCTGCTGTTTCTTTAGCAAGACCTTTGTTTTATTTCTTCAATGAAAACCTAGATAAGAAAAATCAATTAGACCATAATAAAAAATACAGTTTATTTTACAGCGAGTTAGATTTTATTAGCGGTGCTACTGACACACTATCAGCAACTAGTTTCTTCGCAACTACTCCTGACTTTGGAACAGATATTATAGATTATAGTAAATACACTTTAAAAACTAGGCTTGTTGATAATTTAAAAAATCAAGATAATCCTGCGACACACACTAGTAATGAAGGAAAAACAATATTAACATATACTCCTTTTACAAGTGACGCATGTTTTACTAATGCTAGAAGAGATGATAATGATGCCGTGACTAACACCACATCAACACAAGACTATAATGGCCCATATAGGTATTTATCTTATGTATTCTCAAAAGATAAGGCTAATCTATCATATAATGTATTAGACCAATTATTGTTTGAATCTATGGGAGCAAAAGGAACACTGGCCGAAGTTAAATTAGCAGACCCGTTTAGAGTATTAATAAAGAAGATAGGAGATGAAGAACCCCTTAGAATTAGACATCAATTATTTAGTAGTAACATGAACGAATTTAAGTCAATAGGTGCTATTATAACTTCTAATACTAGCGGTAATACTTATGCAACAACTACAGACCACGATTTAAACAGTTATCTAAATGTTGGAGATGAAGTTAGAGTTGGCACAAGAATAGTTATTGTGCAAAGCATAGCGTCTATTAGTGGTAAGACTCAAAGTATTACTTTTAGAAGTGAAAATAGATTAGAAACTGAATCAATATTCACAACAGGCTCTTACACTTTAGCAAATGATAGCGTTCTTGAAAGAAGGGCTTACAATAAAAAAGATAAAACATTACTTACGGATTTTCCATTAGTAGCAAATAGAAATAGTGCGCTTCGGGTAAAGTTTTTCTCGAAAGAATTTTCCTTTTTGTATGCCATAGTAAGCGCAGTAGATGTTGATAAAAAATTACTAACTTTATCTTTTTCTGATAAAGCATATTTTGATTCGGATGGTAGCACAAGCAATGAGGCGGCCTATCATTCTCAAGGAACTATGTTAGATTACATGAAAGGAAAGTATGCTATCCTAGTTGAAAAATTACATGGGGCGGTAGAAAGAATAGACAACTTCAAGGAAAACGGTCTAACTCAAGTAAAATTAGCAGGAAGAAGTGATATTAGAAAATTGATTTCTCCTGTTATAACTAAAAACACTTTATTTTCTCAAGACA